GTAAACACCTCAACTACGGATTTTACGTATATACGTGCGGAATTTACATTTGTGTCGTTTGGATCGTTCTCTTGGTACAATACTTGTCCTGTAAGTTCTACAGGGTTTCCGCTTACCGCTGTAGCACGAATAATCTCCCTTACAGTGTAAAATGCATCACTAGGTTTGAATATTCTGTCTTTAGGGTACTCAATAACTGCTTCTACACCAAAGAGCACTCTCATTAGGTATTTGAATGACCTAGATGTACCCTTAGCAGCATAAAAGTCTTTAAGACGCTTAGTAACTGTTGATTGTTGTATCTCAGGAGCAAACTTGCTTGGGAATGACTCAGCAAACTGATCTCTGAACCTTTGTAGTAAGAATAGAGGTAAAAGGTTGTTTAGGTTGATGACTGTGGCACCAAAAGCATGGATAGCTGGTGTTGTTGAAGTAAATGTGTACTCTGATAACAAACCAACCTTAGTGGTGGCATGAAAACCTCTTACACAGTCTCTAAATTGTGTTTGTGTCTTTTCTTTGTAGTATATGATCTCTTCGTCTATCATTAAGAGACCTTCCTTTGGAAAATCCCTAGTATTTCCTACATCTATTACTGTAGCGTCTAAAGTTATCCCAGAGGACGCTGTAGTCGACTCTACGAGGTCGTTAAGTCGGTCTATGTTATAATATTCATCTAGGTTCTGTATTACATCAACTGGATTACCTTTTAATTCCAGTGCTTGATAGTAATACTTTAAAAATTGTATGAAGTCAGGATAATCGTCCTTGATAAACTGAGGTATTTGTTCCTCTAGTCTATCTGAGACTTTTGTTCTTGATTCTGGCGAAACCGATGCATCAATCGGGTCAACTGTAACCTCAGTTTGAGGTGTGACCCACGACGCAACTTTCCACGACGACTGTTCAGCGGGCATTACTAACTATAGCTCGATTCTGGTACTACACCTGTTCCAGAGGTATTGGATCCACTGGAAATTTCATCATCAATTACATTTACCACTAGATTATCTATACCTAGTGTCAGATATGTTTCTCTGAGTGAAACTAAATCATTAGATTCGGGATTTACGGAGAATTGAATAATATTATCAGTAGAGTTCACAACTTCAGTAATTATAAGGTCGTTGATAGTAAGTTCTCCGCTAGAGTAGTCTAGTGTACCCCAGTTACCACCAATATACTGTTTTGAACCATCTGTGTTTACATAATAAAGACGGATAGTTCCTAATCCATCATCATTTAAGTAAAATACCTGATTTCCACCATCAGCACGTTTGAAACCATTAGTTTCTAGTGTTGGTATCGCTTGATCCGCTTTTATTCTGTTACCATAGCAAATTTTGTAGTTAAATCTCTGATTAAGAGAAATAATTACGTTTTTACGCATTTTCACTTTTGTGATGTTGGATGTGATGCTTGGTTCCGCATCATCTATGATTTTTTGAATTTTAGAGTACTTAAACTTACCACCAAATTTGTTAAACTCAGCAGAAGCGTTTAATGTCTCCATTGTGCGGTATATAATTTGTTTAATCTCGTCCTGATCTCTTCTTGTCTTATTTGGGTTGAAATAAACGTAAGTTGCCAAGTCAATAAACAAAACAGATGGATCCATGATCTTTGGTTCCACCGCACCTACTGAATATGAACGTATTTTCTTTGCTACTGCGTCTTTTTCTGATATAGAGAGACGATCTGCGTTTTTAGGTTTTATTACGACAATGACTTTACCGTATTCTGGTGGATCTGCCTCTTCACCACCAAAAGCAACGATAGATTGAACGTTAGGATATATCTGAGGGATGATTGCCTCGTAATCCTTAGTTGTTACTGCTCTACCAAAGCTAGAATAGAATTTAGGGGCAGAATACTTGATACTGTCAATCGTTTCTGGATCAGCACCACCATCAGGAGGTGTTGTAAGTGTTAAAGTGATACCAGAAGTGATTGGAGCGTTACGTGAGTCCTTTACGGTGCCCGCAAACGAGAAACCACTCAATCCATTAGGCTCTGCTCCTATGGAAGTGGGGTAAGTAACTTCAATTACATCTCCATTGACTAATGCTTCACCTAGTATGCCATCACCAAAGATAATTTCTGGTTTCTTTTGTTCTGACTCCTCTAGGAAGAAGACTTTACTAATATTGCTTACTGCTGTTATGTCTGTTGCTTCAAGATATGCATCAGTGACAGTTCCACGAGTCACTTCAACAGTCATAGACGAAGTATCAGCATTTAAGTTTGCTAGTATAAACCTTTGTCTATCTGATTCTGTTTTTACGAACGTGTCAGTGATGAATATTCCTTCATATGCTAATACACCAGTGAATGTTGCTGTACCATCTAGTGTATTGACAGATACGATTAAATCTTTGGGTATGGAGAAGATAAAGTTCTTTCCACCGTCTCCTGTAAAGGATGCGAACACTCCTCTGTTGATTTGTACTGATTCTGGATACCCTCTACCATTAGCCCCTGTGCCATATATTGTCTGTACGACCACTGTAAACGTCGCACGGGCACTTCTAGCACTTCTTGGGGTATATCCTATCAGTTTAGCTAACTTTACTACGTTTTCTCTTAGAACTGCGGTGTCTAAGTAGTTCTCATTGATTGCTAGGTTAGCATTAATGGAAGAATAGTATGTATTGTAGGCAAGTACGTCTAAAAGAGTTGACAGAGAGGATCCCTCAAAGTCATAATCCGAAAATTCTGCTTGTCCCTTTAAATATGCTTTCAGTTGTGCTTTAATCTCGCCAAATTCTAGCGAGTTGACTTGAGTTAGTGCCATTACCTCTTCAGTATAACTTCTAGTGTGTCAATCACATTAGGTAAACCTGTGATTAGGTAATATATCTCAACTCGTAGATCGTTATCTCTTTCATTGAACTCAGTTACCACTCTGTAGCATACTACACGTGGTTCGTATAGATTGATGATATCTTTTATCTGATCTTCAATCAACGCAGAGTCGCCACCTACGTAGTTCTCAAATAATGCTCCTGTTATGTTGCCACCGTAATTCGGCAAGAATGGTTTCTCGTAAAAGTTGTATCGAACAATGTTCTTTACAGCTTCCTTGATAGCATTCTCGTTCTTTAAAGTATTAACGTCATTGGTTACTGGATTTCGTCTAAATGATAGATCAAAATCCTTAAACGCACGACTGGGTAGAGCACCCGAACTTGTCATATAACAATGTATATTGCCTCAATGTTTATTTAGACACGTTTTCAAAGGGTTTTCGTTTCTTTCCTTGTCTATCACTACGAGGATCAGTAATCAAGTATCTACAATACTCATTTCCATGGTCGTAGAAGTGATCTGACATATCTACAGGCACATTTGCGTTTCTTTTTCCGTCTACAATTCTATTTGCCTTGCCCACGATACATTTTCCTTGCTTTGTTTCTTGATGTAGCAGAGTATTTAGAATGTTGTCCTTTACCCTGTCTTGTTTTCTTTGGTTTCGATTCAATACTGTTTCCAGTGTTCCATGTTACTGCCATAATTTATCCTGCGAATACGTTTGGTGATCCTGCTGCGACTGATGTACATGTCGCGTCTCCTACTCTACCACATCCCTTACCGTTCACAAAGACGGTTGTACTACCAACTGCTATTGCTGCTGAATGAGTAGGACATGGAGTATCAGAGGGTACGAGGTGCGATGTGTTGTTATCTCCCTGTCGAGAGACCCCAATTCCGTTTACGAAGACATTATCAGAGCACCCTAGTCTAGTCATCCCAGAACAATGAGGTGTATCTGCGTCTCCTTTGCGTGTAACTGCGGGCATTACATCTGCTCCCTTGCTTGTAACATATTTAGATAGTCAGTAAAGTGGTTTATATGGATATGATCGTTAATATCATGTGGTTCATCTGGAATCTTAGGACAAAATTTGATTACATGGTCAAATTTTTCGGGAATATCAGAGATTTTAGTATAATTTATTAATTCTCTGCCCTGACGAATAGTAAATTCGCCTTCGAGGGCTAGAAATTCTGCTTCCATGGTCGTTTTTTCAATTATTTATCCTATCGTTGCGAAGCAACGACGCGATTTTGGGGTTTTCAATACGAAGTATCAGTAATCGCCAGATTATCGTCTTCGTCTAGCGTAATTTCTACGTAATTTAACTCCGTATTGTACGTCCACATGAGTTTTTCCCAGATTGGATGGAAATCCTCTTCATCTACGCCCCTCATGATGCATCTATCCTCCCAATAGAGGTGATAAATCTTAGAGCTTTTCGAGAGAATTGATTTTTTGGTCATGTTCGAGTACTACGTCTACTAATTTTTCATAATTTTCCTTATTTGGTCGCTTCATTAGAAGCTCCATGCTATTAAGGCGGGTCTCCAACGCTTCAATTTGTGATTTGAGAGCGTAGAAACAGTCAGATATCTCTTGCTGAGTCATTCTTCTATATCAAAACTCCATTTGATATGCTTAATGTAGTCAAAAGTACATGATAAGTCTGCTTCACAGTCAAGATCATACTTACGATCACATAAAAATCGCCTCAATTCGTAAACTGAAGGAAATTTACCTTGCTTAATGTGATTTTGGTCGTAAAGAATGTACTTCATACCCTCTAGCTATGTTGATCTGATCTAATTATAACACATATTATGAGCAAGTCAACACAAATTCACAAATTCTAAAGGTTCTCTTAAGGATTTGTCCATGTGAGCATCGTTCCAATGCCTAATATTACCCGCAATGATGAAACAGTTGGTCACTATGAGTTGAATAAAGATAAAAGTACGTATGATCGCTATAAAATCTGCCTCTCGATCAGACTTTCCAGACTTCTCTCCGAGTGCTTTTGCCCAAATTCTCCACATTAACAGTTCTTATTCATGTCCTCTGCCATGTTTCCACCTATTTCTGCTCCTTGTTCTCCACCAAACATCGCTACCCATCCTGCTGCTACCCAACCAACGAAGGGAATGGTGCTAAGAGTCGGTGCTGCGGCTGCTCCAACGCTAGTTCCGACAAGTCTCCCAGTACCTTCAGCACTACCTACTGCCTTAATACATGCTAAATCCTTTGCTGAGAGATCGGGATTGCTGTCAGTAAACTCTTGGTAAGGTGCTAACCAACTTCTTTTGTTACTTACAGGTCCTCCTTGGTTAGTTTGACCATCCATGAAGTACTCTTCAACTACCTTAGTCTCGTTATTTGCGAGTCCTAAGAACCCTGCCTTCTCTTTAATGTCCTTTGTGATGTATGCTGTCTTCGGATCGTTTGCCTTATAGGATATCTTATAACCATCTTTCGTAACATCTGCTCGGAAAGAACCGTAATCACCCTCTGGGATGGTAACTACTGGTAAACCTTTCTCTTCTTTATTAGTTGCTATCATTCCGATCATAGCAATATGAGAGACTCCTACGAGTACTCCTAATGATAATCCAATCCACTTAATCATTTTCTTCCTTAGTATATGGTGTAAAGACTATCAACTCGTCTCCATCCTCCACATCCTTCATCTCTGGGTGTATATTATAAGATGTTTTAGGTTTTGTGTCAAGTGTCATGAGTACAGATGCCATACTTCTCCACATAACCGCAAAAGATGCTCCTAGCACTGATGCGAAGCATATAAAATATACGAATATGGTTATGTCATTCATCTGAAGAGTCCTTCCCTGTATAGTATCTATAATACTCTATCTCTAAGAGTCTACAGAGTTCTTCAAACTCTTCATCCGTCAGTAGATCTAAGTTCATCTCTCTTCTTGTAATCGAATTCCTTCTTCTCGTAATCGAAGTAAGGATGGGGTTGAGCAGACACGACAGGATCCTTAGATGCGTTCTTGATGACTATAAACCTATCCTTCGCAAAGGTTCCTGCTATATTGACCTCAATGTCATCTCCATCCTTCCAGTTGACTTCTCCCTTTAGGTTAGTGTGAAGCATTGCTTCCTGTATCTTGTCAATCAGTTCTTGTGTCAACTTCATTGAGTCCCTCCAATAATTGATTTACTTTAATAAGACTATCAAGTTCCATAATTTTATCTGCTATATGTTTAGCAATGTATGGTTCTTCAGATCTTGCTGCGAATGCTAATGCTTCACGAAGACTTTTGATAGCGTCTTGTACACTATCTTCAACTTGTTTTGATACTTTCATTTTTTCTTTGGATAGTATTGAAAACCATCAGTCTTTTCTACAAGGTCAGATATTCTGAATGTAATCATCTTATCCCAAGGGGTGCCATCCTGATCCATCAGAACTGCTGCCTTCTTTCCTTGTATTCTCTGAACACATCCAACGTATCCTCTGTAGATAGAATTTTCATCTATGACTTTAACTGTGGTACCTGGTAGAATCATTTTTTAAATGCTCCGAGTTTAGTGAGTACGTATAGTCCGAGTACAACCCAGAATATAAGTTCAAGTGCGTAGTTAGTCGTCATGATCATCCCACTGGTCTGTCAGACCCTTATTGTCAAAGAATGCTTTGTATACTCCGAATCCTGAGAGGGCGACCAATATGACAAGTATACTTATCCCAAACGTTTGATCTGGGTCAGCATTATAGTGAGGAATCAAAGCGTTACACTTCGTCCAAGTACCTGGCAGTGTATACACAGGGGGGCATGAGAGGAAAATCATATGAAAAAAATTTTTAAATATTTTTGAAACGCACGTACCCACTTTTGTAGGTTAGAGCGTTGGGACTCTTTTTATAACGGGCGGGGCGGGGGCGACCCCCGACCACTGTCCCTGTGCGATCACCCGTGAAAGAGTGGTCGCATGTAGTCTTTGAACTGCTCACGCATGTGATCTGCTAGAACTCTTAATTGCTCTTCGCTTGAGTTGTTGCCACTAGCAACCAACTCATCATAACATGCTTGAGAGATGCCCTTATTAGTTAGGTCATACTTATGTAGTTCAACATGATTAAAGAACATGCTTAGAATCCTCCGTTAAGTGAATCGTTTAGTTTCTCTATGTAATCAGCATATGTATCATGCTTATTACCTAGTAATGTGATCCAATTATTATACCAATAACAATTAGATCCGTCCTCTAGTATAGGATCAGCGGTTAACTCACCGCCTACCTTACGTGTGAGAGTGGGGGTTGCTACCTCACTCTGTGTATATCCTTTATCTGCTAACTGTGGATAAAACTCTTTGAAATCTGAATTGTTCATAATGTGTAATTAACTGTGTATAACCCTATTATAGTACGTACTGTATATAAGCGGGGGGTATATATGCGAATGTTAACAATTCGTTACACCATAATCCCACGGTGCGGGTTCGCATATCTTGTCTATCAATGTGTCGAATGCGTCCTGTGTGCTATCGTCGATCCACCCATTGTCAATGAAAAATCTCGCCATCTGGACAATGACCTCTTCCTCTGGTTCGGTCATAGTAAGGGTGCGTTCCCATATGGGCGGGGTTGTTTGTTTTGTCATTAGTGATACCCTCCTTTAGAATCAAATACATCTTCGTTCCAGTGTTCCCCTTGTTCTAGGACACCGAGGTTAATTGCGATGTTGTCGAAGCATTCCATACCTGACCTAGACATTCGTCCCGCTGTATAGTCCCATCCTAAATCAGCGAAGTCATCGTATAGTTTGTTAACGTCGATCTTTTTCATTAGTTAACCTCCATCCATTTAATGTCTGCCTTAGTGCCTACCTTGAAAATACAGATCCGTTCCATTGTATCTGTTGCCATGTCTAGTGCTGTGTCTTCTGCCTGTCCGAAGTCAGATCTAAATTCAGCACCTATCAAAACTTGGTTTCCCCAGTGTGAAGGTTGGATTGCCCATGTTGTCATGTTGGATTGCTCCTGTGTTTGTATAGTACTATTGTAAACGATTTTCTGAGAAAATAGTGAATTGATTGTGACACAAATTATATTGTCACACCAGACCGCGAGGGTCTGGGCGGCTCGCTTGACGCTCAAGTAACAGACCTCCTAAACTCTAGACATATCTCTTTGAAATAGTCCATGTCCTCTGCTGACACATAGTCTGCTCCGTCCTCTCCAAAATAAGAGAATGTTTCATTCACTCTCTTAATAAAGGTAAGCAATGCGATTTCGTTTGGTGTATACATGATTAGTGCCTGTCTGAGATGTACCATACCCCATAATTATTAATTCTTTGGGGTTCAAAGTTTCTCTTTTCCATTGCCTTAAGAGCAAGGATAACAGCGGGGTCATTCATTGCTGACTCATTAGCAAGTACAGCACCACCGAAGTAAGGTTTTAATTGTTTGTCAAACATAGTTTTTTTGTTTGTTACTCTTCTATTATACTGGGGACTACACATCTTGTATGCCTCCAGTGGACAGTTTATCAACTGGTCTGTCGCCTGTTGCTTTTAAGCTGCATTTCATGTAGTCTTTAACTTCCTCTACTACTTCGTCGAATGAATCGTCCCAGTAGTTTCTGGCTTCCTCTAAAAACTCATGCTCACCTAGTTTGTCAAAGTAATTGAATAGGTCATCCATTACATACTCTTCTAGGTCTTTGGTGGACATATTGTCCACCATTCTCTCTGTTAGGAACTCTTTGAGTTCAAGTAGTAATTCACGATCCATTTATAGATACCCTGCTACTTCGCATCCTGGTTCATCATAGAACCACGATACAGATAAGTCGTCGAACTGTTCACGGATTGCGTAACATATTTCCTCTGGTGGAGACCATGCTGTATCGAATGTTACTTGAAATCCATGTGGCATGTCTGAGTCATCTATGTCCACACAGTAACAATCCCACTTCGTTCCCCAGTTATGGACTCGCCAGTTGTACCATCTGTCATCATTAACATCAGTGCTAGGGAAATATAATCCCCTACCAAATCCCTTATCCTTATATACTGGCAACTCGCCTACTTCACCTCTAGGGTTAGAGAATGAATATTCTTTGACATCACCCTCAGCAAGTGGCACTTCTGCCCAGTTTGGTTCGGGGATAAATGATCCAAACACTGTGTCGATTGGTTCTTTAATGTCATCTGCTAACCCTTTGTTGAAAATAGAGTGCAGTTTGAGAATTGCTGTTGTGTCATCTGAGTAAAATTCTACTCGATTGTGGCAATGATTAGGCATAGACTCCTTAGTTGTATATTAATATTATACTGCCACTGGTGACAGTATGGTGATAAAATGGACACTAAAATAAGTGGCACATATCAGGCTTAAAAAAGGTATGGACCTTGCTATAATGGAGGTAGAGCTCATAATTCCTCTATGTCCTCTATGACCCATTCGCCTGCATATTCGTCCTCAACATCGAATGCATTAACATTCTTATGCAGTAGCTCCTCGGCTTCCTGCATTGTCTCTGCTTCGACTAATACGGTGAAGTAATTCACCTCTGAGCATTGTATCCTAAACTGGTTCATATTTTGTTACCTTTGATACAAAGTGAAGATCATTTACTAGGAACCCGCTACTCTCTGAGAGTTTCTCGCATAGATCGTTTAAGTTTTCTGCGTCCCACTCACCGAGATGATCTTCGGTTAGTTGTTCGCGGTTTTCTTTGGATATCCACTCCTCATCGAATGCGAAGTGGATCTGAGTTATAAAGTATTTCATTTGAAGGCAACCTCTCTCATATCGCATGAGTACATAACTGAATCCTGACGAAACTGTTTTTTGTATGCTTCGCCAACTTCAAATAATGCGTCCTCATACTGTTTACCAGTAACAGAGAAACAAACTATTGCTTCCATTGTTCCCTTATAGATGCCCATACCGTGTGTTATGGTCGCATACTCAAGTCTGGTTAAAACTTCAGACTTAATGAACTCGTCTAACATTTGATTAGTAACGGTTCCGCTGTCTTGAATGTTGCGTCCAACTGTTAGTGTGGTTGTTTCCAAGGTTTACCTCGTTGATTTATATCTCTATTATAAACACCTAGCCCTGAGTTTGTAAGGTGATAGTGTGCACAAATAAAAGTGGCACACTCAATGCACCATACACTGCACGATTTGCTATTATAATAATATGAAAAACTTCCAAGAATTTATCGACTACTGCCTTGACTTCTACGGGTGGAATGGTCTATATGACCAAGGTCGCACACGTGAGCAAATCGCTTACGCTACATTATACTATCTCGATTCATGTAATGATCAAATTACGTGGGGATATGGGGACTCACTCGATAGAGAGCGTGTCCGTGACATTATGAATGAATTGTACGATTAATGGCACATTGTGACAACTGCGGTAACTTTGATGATTCTCATTTCGAGGATCTCAAGGATACCTATCAAGACATACCAAAGGATGCACATCAGCCTGATTTGTATTACTATTGGGATGCACCATTAGATGAGGATTATTCCTGGAGAGATGCATTACCTGATGCAGATTGCCTTTGCGAGATCTGTTTTGACATATTAAATAGTGAAAACAAGATCCAATGGCTAAACTAAAAAAGAGACCACAGCTGCCCCGCATGCCTGTGGTCATCACCCCAGACCATGTGACACTTACAAATAGTGTCCACTGCTGTCCCAAATGTGGGCACAAATGGTCTACAATATAAACATACACAAAACGAGGTAAACCTTGAAACTTAATTCAATCGCCAAAAACCAAACTGAAATCACCCTTTCAAACGGTGATCAAATATTCTTCAGTTACAGGACCCCCGTCGCATGCTACATTGCACGTAAGGGACGTTATGCAAGAACAGATGCTTGGTTCTCATCAACCACTACAAGACACATTAACAAGTGGTTAGGTAACGTTGAATACGACACAATCCCACAATCTGCACTAGACATGATCACCACAGGGTGATCATCTAGGTATCAAATGATACAACGAAACCCGCCAGGTCATCCTGTGCGGGTTTTCGTGGGTGCAACTAGACAATAGGAACCTGGTAACACAATCCTTCCATAACAAACCGATCCGCGAGTTCAAATAACTCTGGATACTGCTGAATCAGATCCGTATCCAGTAAGAACTGGACGATCTCAACAGTGTCCCGCGGATCCTGCGTCCCTTGGTGATACTCTGCTATAATATCCTTATAGTTCATTAAGGAGATGGTCATTCGTAGTATTTATTCTTATTCTTAGATTTAATTCTCTTATTATTAGATATCATATCACTATAGCCAGATCTATCAAGATCCTCAATTTCGTTCATTTCTCTCATCTTCTGTGAGAATGACTCTTTTTTGTATCTTTTGCTACTTTTACCCATTCCTATACTATTTGAGATAACGTACCACTTTTGACCAGTTCATTAAATTTCTTGCCAAGTGAAATATGTTGCTCCTTTACAAACTTTTCTATCTCTTTCACAAATTCTGAGAGGTTCTCAGTATACTCATAGAAATATTCAGTTTGGCTACCTTGGAAAATAATTCCCACTTTCCCAGCTTTTACCTGGATCTGATTAATAGCTGTACTTATCTCGGAAATGTCAAAAACGACATCTTTTACCACTTTCCGCGACTTTCTGCGTTTTGTAGCGGTTTTTACCTTTTTCGCAGTTTCTGCCATGTTTCGTTGTTTTTGTTATATTCTAATTATATCAGAGATTCTCGGAGAAATCAACAAGAGTGGACAGTTTATTTTCTGGCACACAATCGGTTGACTTTCGAGTGACCGCAGGCTTAGATGGAGAATCCTCCGCACATTCTGGAGGTATTCTGTACATATTCTAAGGTCACTCTGTTCTCACTATAGAACGCTCGAATACATTTATTTTAACATTTAATTAAATGTTTATTCGTAGTCCCATGCTCTGAATAAGTAGAGGCATCGTCCAATAAAACAGTTAAGTTCTTGAAAGGACCATAGAAACTATTAGAGTTATCATAACTCCAAAAGTGCCCCTTCCGCGTATTCTTTGTGACTATGGTCACTGACCCCTTCGATGTTGAGATCACTGTCCTGTTGCTCTGATTCCACATAGGATTTAATGAGTTTAACTGATGCCCAGAGATGACGAAAGATAAGAACATTTACTGCTCTTACCGTTCCCTCTGTTCCTTCTATTGTTAAAGTAAAGTATGATGATGGTGTTGTGCTGTGTAGGTGAGACTTCTGTGCTATACAAATACAATTTACATAGCCACGATACCCATCTACTTCCACTAAATCCTTCTCCTTGAACTGTAGTGGCATAGCATCCATATCAATACTGACTCTATTTAGATTGGGTGCGAGAAAACAAAATAGTTAGAGCATCCACAGTTAAATGCTCAGGTAGACTATTTGTTTTCCCTGAGTATATTATAGTCTGTTATAGTATTACTGTCAACCCCCTTGTGCTGATTTATTTACTGTCCATGCGTGTGGTATATTGTCCATGTCCACTGTTATATTAAATGATAATACTGTTCTACGTGCTTCACTTGTATGTGGATGTGTGTAATGGTGTAAGAAACTTGGAAATAGAATAAGATCACCTTCCTCTACCTCTGGTTCATATACTAATTGCTCTCCTGTAATGAAGTGATCATATGGTGCTATGAACTGTGTAGGTCTGTGATATCTCTTGTCATACTCAATGTATAATACTGCTGAGTATCCACCATGTCCATGATTATGTGTTGGATGATACATGTATGGTAGTGCTCTCTCATACCATGTCTCGACTATTACTGGTTTACACTTGAGGTCTCTTGCGAACCATGAGAGTTCATCACTGAGTATATCTGTGATCACATCAACTGGATTACCATCAAGATAATCACTCAGAATAGTTTCGCTACCCTGAGTGAATGTACGTGTGTCTATGTGACGTAGGAGTCTTTCTTTCTTTGTCTTCCACCAACTACACTTGTAGTGTATCAGTGGTATGCTGAACATTATATCCATGCTGTTGCGGGTCTACCCTTAGTGAAGATAGTATCAACTGTTGCCTGTACTCTCTTGGCAGTTGCCTTACCATAGTTAGAGTATACTGGTATACTTATAAACCCTGTTGGTTTGTTGTAATTATGATAGGCACGAGGTGTGAGAGTACCATTGCTGATATTGTTTCTATCCTGTGTGTCAAGTCTGATTACACGTCCGATAGTCTGTGCCATTTCAACTGTCGATAGGTTACGTAACAGTACAACATTTGTCAGACCATGTACATTGATACCTTCTGACAATATACTGTAGTGAAACAGTACGAACTTCTGACCAGTATTGCTGAAGTTATCAAGTGTCTCAAAGAACTGAGTACGTGATACCTTCTTACCATTGATGATAGCACCATGCTTAGATGTAATTGTCATGACATTATAGTCTGATTGACGTAACTCACGGAAGAGATCTGTGAATGCCATCATAGCATTGATAATACGTGCTGACGGTGCTGATACTAAAACTCTCTCAGCATCATCTGCCTGTATGACTCTCAATACTGTCTCAGCATCAATGTCTGCTACCTCTTCACGTGTTCTTACAGTGTCCACTGTGTGTACATTTACTGTCGGAGGTATGATAGCACCACAATCAAGTAACTCATCTGCTGTTACAGTGATTAAGTTGTTACCATATACATCAACATTATTCATGCCACGCTCGTGCTTTGCTGACATTTTAGGTGTAGCAGTGAAGAAATACTTACGTCTGCTCTGATCAGCAACTGTACTTGTGGCTTCAAAAAAATTGCGTTGCGTAGTGTTGTGTGCTTCGTCACAATAGAAAGTGTCTACGAAAAACTCGTTATTTGCTATCTTGTGAAGACTATGATATGTAGTGAATAGTATTACATGAGCACCGAATGTATGAGCACTGCTTACAAACTTCATGATGTCCTGCTGTGAGGTCACTGAATAGAATGGAGAGTCACCACTGTGTACACTACCAATCTTGTAGTTAGATACACTGTTGAGTATCTCATTGAACTCATTAGCAAGTTGTAGTGCTAGCATAATACGTGGAGCAGCAACTACAGTAAGTGTAGGATAGTCACTCTGAACTAACTGAGTACGTAAGTCCTCAATCATACAAATAGTCTTACCACCACCTGTAGGAATATAGACAGTACCATGCTCATTCGCATATAGTGCGTCGATAGTTCTCTCTTGATGTGGTCTGAGTGATAACATAGCATCCTTGTTGTTATCACTATTATAATGTAATTTGATAGTCAATTCATGTCCTAGTGTACACTTATTCTATTGTCACAACACCTTCGTAGATTGCCCTGTTAGCAATATATCTCTCCCATGCTCTCGCATCTATCTCCCATGGTTCATCCCAATACTTAGTGAAGGGAGACACCACTTTCTTATTCCATGTGCTACTACCATCTGCCTTCTGTTTCCACTCTCCCTTGACACGTTGTTTCACGTGTACCATTTCATGTGCGAGTGTGACTAGGTAATCCCATTTACTGAGACCATAGTGTACATGTATTTCAAAGAACCGAGGACGTGTAGCACTGTCCAGACATAGCATCTGACCGTACATACATTCTCTCTTTAATCCCTTGGTTACAACATGGAAGTCAAGTTTATACCGTTTGCCGATATACTTGTCCACGAACCAATCAATGAAGGAGTCTGTGATAGTGACTCTGCGATGATGACCCGAATAGAAGATAGAATGAGACATGACCAGTGTAAAAACCAAATAAATGAGACGACAAATGCTAATTTCATATTACTCTTCATACTCCCCCTTCAATATAACTAACTTTCTATACAACTCGACCCCATCAATGTTCTTGGGTTCCTCTGCTTCCATCATTAGACCAAGCAGATAGTCTATTTCAGCAGACTCAAGTGGTCTTCTGATTATCATAGGTGTGATCATAATAAAATCCTCGTTAGTTTAATTGTAACGTATTAAAGTCCAGTGGTGTGAACTCAGTGGGCACTTCGGCAACCGAACACCTCTCCTCTGCTATTCTAACATACTCTGGTTCTTTTTCAATACCTATGAAGCTACGTTCAGTAGGTAGAGCAGCAACACCAGTAGTTCCCGATCCACAAAACGGATCGAGGATAGTTCCCTTCTCAGGGCAATAGATACTGATCAACCACTCCATGAGTGACACTGGTTTAACTGTTGGGTGATTATTGTTATCACCCTTCTCCTTACGTGTAGCACGTGGAGCATAGAAATACTTTTGGTGCTCAGGTAATACATTACCCACTATGTTGCTTGGGTATCTGCCTTTTGGATTAGCATCTACCTTACCAAACTCCTTCTGTGTGCCTGTTGTCTTACCATCCTTACCGAATGTCCTACGCTTGACACCTCCTGCTACCCATCCTGTTGGTGGTTTACCATCCCAAGGTACACGTGCGTCCTCTATATTGATCTTACCCACACCATACTTGGCATAGTTCTGTTCAATACTACCTTCACATGGTCTCTGTGCTACCACAATAGGTTCATGTGCGGGTTTGAGTCTGTTAGTCTTGGGCATCTTGGTAGTTACCATCCACATGATCTGATCTTTGATCTCAAATCCTGCGTCCTCAACTGCCACTGCCATCCTATGATATAGTTGTGGACTACAAAACGATAGCAGGAAAGCACCAGGTTTCATTGTCCTGTATACTTCTTGCCATAGTTCTACTGTAGGTACACTGTAGTCCCAGTGTTCCATACCCATACCATATGGAGGGTCAGTGATACAACAATCAAATGAGTGGTCATCCCACCCATCTAACTCTGCCTGAGCATCATTTGAAGAAATTAAATACATTCTGTTCGCATGTAGTTCTGTCCTTATGTGTAAAGTAATCAGTATATTCTGCTGTACCACTCTGTGTGTACATCTCTCTTAGATAGAAATCAAATCCTCTATCATCCTGCCACTCTGGTAGTGCTTGATAACGTACGAGTACATCTTTCATTTCTAATAACATTCTATCATAAATGTCTCTTTTTGTCTCGGTGAGTACGTCATCACCCCAAAACAATGTAGTCTCACCATGTTTCTTACTTGTGAATACATATAGACCATCTGCGTGTGGTCTACCACTGTTATACATGGGTTTAGAGTTCTGACTAGACTTACACTCTAGGTTAATATTACCCCATCGTGTAGGTATTTCATAATCAGGGAAGTTTTGAGTACCATTGGGTTGATAGGTATAATGTATACCATATTCATCTAGTATCTCTCCGATTCTCTTTTCATGGTCATCACCATTTGCCCAAGGTAGACTCTTGAATCGAGTCAAGAGATCTACCATACGGTTACCATCTAACATAGGTGTTGTACCACCTACATTGCCTACTTTCATCATGAGTATGGACTCACAATAGTATCTCCCTTACGTGGATATGCTGCCACCTC